GGAGAAAGATATGGCAAAGCCAAAAATAAACGAAGAACAACTGTATAACGATTTCAATCTTGAACTGTTGGATGCAATAGAAAAAGCCGAACCTTTGGGTACGCCGATGATTGCACACGCGGGATTGAGATTGTTTACTCAAATGGCTCTTGATTGCGCGCCAAACGAAATAATTGGATTGGGTGTCGTACTTGATACGATTAGAGACGTAAAACGCGACGACGAGCTTGAGTCAGATGAGTAGTTCATACAAAGTAAAAGAATACGTAGGTTATCAAGAGATATTGGATAACGTGCGATCTATTGTTAAACGTATCGCGCCCGAGTGGGCCGCTTCATCTATCGTACAAGAGATAGACGACCTGGAGACTACGATTGACGAAACCTTGTCAGGCCGCGCGGATATGGCGGAAGAGATGTTACGGGATGATTTTGAATAGCTTCTACATAATAACTGAGCATCATACGGAACCTGTCGAGTATGGTTTTCAAGATGCGGTTGTACATGAAGCGAACAATTGGAAACTTTGGAAGCCGAAAGTATCAGATATAAAAGTCAGAACTAAATTAGATAAAGATGTTAAGGTTCTTGTCAGACGAGAAATACATCAAGATATATTGGAGTGTGAAAGTGACAAAAAAATTTAAACTAACTTTAAAGGACGGGTCCGTTGTAAATTATACAAAAAACAAAAATGGGGAGATACAATATTTTCCCGAGAAAGACCTGGATCCTAAAACTGCAAAAGCCAGGTGGGATGAACTATACGACAAGGTATATAAAAGAGCGGGGACACACTAGATGCAGTATAATTTACGTAAAGAATATGGGGGAGATATGAATGAAGAGGCCCTGATCGAACAGATCGTATCGAATTTTAAAAAACTAAGTGCAGACAACAAGGAATATGTTTTAGACAGTCTGAACTTTATCAAAGAGAATCCTAACTTGGTGGTACTTAAAAATGAAGATGGTCAATAAGTACACTTGGCAAACAGTTTACGAAGTTAAACGAGGGAAGCGTTACAAGAAATACGTAAAGGTATTGACGCAACCTAACGACTCGAGAGAAGCACTACATACGGCTTCTATAAAATAATAGATATGCAGTTGCACTCTTTCTCCGTAAGAAGGTAAACAAATGGCTCGAGGTACAGTCAGCAACGAAGTACCTCACCCTTATTGATATGTTAAAAGCAGACGGTTTCGACAAAGCAATTATAGGACAGACCTACGATATGGTCGTATCGGAAGAACGTCTCATCTATTCGGTTGAGAAGTGTGTCGAAATATTGGTTGAGCGCGACGGTATGACGAGCGAAGAAGCAATCGATTACCTGGATTTTAACGTACTTTGCGCGTATATCGGCAAAGATCAACCTGTCTTCCTGTCTGAAACCTACGACGAAATAGAATAATCGGCTATACTGTCGGTATGTCAGATTTAAAATTAGTAAACTTAAACAACTACAGACGCAATCCCAGTCATATCGAAGGAAAAGAACGCCTAGACGCGTTGTTCGAGGATTTTGTCCGCAGAGGCGCGGATCCCGAAATGGTCGCAGAGATGATATTCGCGTATGGCGTATGTGAAGTCATTAATTACGCATCTAAGCCCGAAAACGGCCTTGATTCGATAGCGCGGCTACTGTCGGAGAGTTTCGGCCTGGAGATCGAGCGTAATCAGTATTTTGACCCCGAAATAACGGGTTTTGTCAAAGATGACGATTAGCGTGACAAAACTATTGGCTCTGAAACGTAGCTGTCAGGCACTTTAGGCGTTTTGTCAGTTTTGTCAGGGTATGGGGCTTTGTCTAAAAGTGTGGATACAAAATGTAGAGAATGTAAGGGGAGGGTAAGAGAAAGTATGACAAAAGTACTATATATAGTAATAATATATATATAAAAAAATAAATATACCTTATAAATACAGGGTTTCGGAGGATTTATAGTTTTGTCAGGATAAGTGTGACAAAACTCTGACAAAACACAATTAAGTATGACAAAACTAAAACCACATATCAGAGAGAACTTAGAGCCAGAATACGTCGATTTGTTAGAATCGGAACTCATTGTTAAGATATGCAAAGAATTTCCAGGAGCAAGAGTAATATGCCTGCAAAAGATTTAAGAATAAGACAAAGTGTTACTATAGATAAAACCTTAGAAGAGGATGTCGAAGATATGCCTTTTGAGTACATGGATCCAAATGAGAAGCAACTGACTAAGAGACAACGATTGTTAGTCTGGAACGCAGTCAACGATCCTCAATTATCGTTTGCAGAGGCCGCTAAGAAGGCGGGATATAAGAATCCTGTCGTTATCGGTAGGTATATGCGAGAAGGCAATAAGTATTCTCACGTACGTCGGGAGTATGAACGCTTGATGTCGGAGGCTAAGAAAAAGTTTGAGCTAACGCATGAACGAGCAGTCGAGGACTTGTATAAGCTACGAGACGACGCTTGGGGTCGGGGTGCATTTAACGCGGCTATACAAGCTCAAGGACTGTTGCTCAAAGTCGGGGGACTTATCGTTGATCGTCGGGAAGTATTGCACGGTAAGATAGATCAGATGAGTCGGGAAGAGGTTGAGCGTAGACTCCAGGACTTACTAGGATCTAAGACAGGTATTACGATAGAGAATAAGTCGGATACTAAGGCCATAGAGAGTAAGTAGTCGGGAGTCATTAGGTTTTCTCCTGTAAATTAATTATAGATTCAAAATAAACTTCAAATTCTTTGCGATCTTTCAAACAAGGATTTCTTATTTGTAAATATTTGCCGTTGTTTTTGATTACAATTTCATATTCTTTCTTATTGCATTTGAATAAAAAAGTAAGATTTTTTCCTTCTTCAACTTCGCGTAAACTCATTTAGGTTTTCTCCTTATAGCTTTCTTGCCAATCTCTGCAAGGCTTTTGACTTATATAGTAAAATGCACTTGTATCATATATGCGATATTCTTTGAGATTATTTATAGCTTCTTTACGAGACTCAAATTCATCAACTGTTTCTAAGTTTCCGTCATAGTCTTTTCTTTGTATGTATCTCATTAGCTTTTCTCCTTATCATCATAAACATTGATACTCATTTTCCAGTTATCTTTGTTGTAATCGCTTCGGCTATCGTTATCCACTAAAAATTCCCAATAAGTGTCTTGTACTTTGCCTAATACATAATCTACGGATTCCATTTGCATATCTATACAAATATGCGTATCAGGTTTATAACCTAATTCATCTATAGAGTATTGCAGTTCGTTAATTAGTTCTTGTATCGTCATTAGCTTTTCTCCTTGAGTTCATTTCTAGCTTTAGCGGACTCAATTATTCTGTTCCACCTGTTGCCTTTCTTACGTTTGCTAACCAATCCATTAGCCTCTTCGGGGCAACTCTTGCGCCACGCTTTGTCTAATTCTTTAAGATTCATTGTTGTCTCCTAATCTATTTTTTATTTGTTCGGATATCTCCTCTTCAGCTATTACTTCCTCAAGAGTAGATAGTTTGAGTTCGTTTGACTCTTGTACTTTGATGAGTCGGGTTAGATACCACTCAGCTTTCTTTAGATCTTCAATACCGCCTTTATCCTTGTATCGGGTAACGTACTTGATGATATTGCCCTCTAGGTAGTTCATAGAATGAGAAACAATATAATCAGTCGTTTCTATTCCTTTGCGGTAATAAGGTGGATTGATCTTATCGCTCATTGTCGGACTCCTTCTAAATATTTAAGGGCAACGTAATATGCAATTTCTATTTTTGTTCCAATACTTTTACTATTTTCACAGTAGCAACTAGAACAAAGAACATCATACTCACCACAAGTTATATTTTCCTCTAAATCATCACCTTTGCAGTAAATCTCTCCGTATGTGCAATCCCAATTCTGAATCAATCCACATTTATCACAAGAAGTTAAATCTTCTTCATTAATATGAAAATCATCTTGTTCTTCTTTAGTAAAATCTTGTATGTATTTATCATAGTATTCAATCATTGTCGGACTCCTCTGTTTCGGATTCAATTAATTCTATATCCTCAACATTAACCTTTAAACCAGTCTCTTCTAGCTCTCCCATTTGATGAGAAATGATCTCGTAATCAAAGTCATATTCTTTGTCTAAAAATTTCTTTTCAGCTTCTTCTATAGAATCAGCTTCGCACTCTACTGTTTGCTCTTCCCATATAGATTCAAGAACATATTTTTTTGCTCTATACTTAGCCATTGTCGGACTCCTGTAATTGCCATTCTCCACACCA